ATAATCTTTAGGAGAACGGTTAGCAATTAACACGTCTAAAGCGTTATCAATGTTTGTTTGTTGTACTGTACCTAAAGTACCATTAACTAATGTAGAACCAAACATTTCAATGTATTTGTTCAAACCACGAGTTGTTTGTACCGGTCCACCACCATTTGAACCTTCTGTATTAGCATCAGTTAAGATAGGGTTAGTATCGCTGAATGTTGTAACAGACATATCACCAGCAATAAATGCTGCGTTGATTTGACCTTTCAAACGGATTGCTTTCTCTAAGTGATCTTTAACGATGAATTTGTTTTGTCCGTTAAATTCTACTTCAATTGTTGCTGCGTTTTGAACGTCAGTGATTTTAGAGATTTCTCTAAAGATTTGATACTTGTTAGTATACTTAGTTAAACCGAAACGTAAGTTACTTTGAGAAACTGAGTTCTCACCTACTGCTACTGAGAACAAACTTAATTTGTCGCCAGCAATTAAAGTAGCGTTAGCGCCAGATACAGTCTTAACATAAACTGTGTCAACGCCTGAAGTTGTTACTACGTTAGTTACGATTGCAGAGATAGCGCCAGTTGGGATCAACACTAAATCATCCTTACGAGCTTGACCTGAAGTCGCTGCCGTACAAGTGAAGTTTAATGAAGTTGTACCAGAACCGTTTACTGTACCGCCAGTTGTATCTAACAACTTAAATAAACTTTCGTTTACAAAAGTGTAGTACAAAGGTTGACCAGTTGCGATTGGCTTTTTTCTATCGCCTAACCATAAGATGTCTGTAAGAGCATCTTCGTTTTGAATGTCAGTCACTAATTTATTGATCTCTCTTGTATCTAATACAGGATCAATAGAGCTGACGTAGGATTTACTAATTGCACCTATGCTTGCCATTGTTTTAATTTTTTATTGTGGTAAAATATTTTTACCTGCCTAATACACCCACCTTAGCCCTGTTTTTAATAGCTTCGGCGAATGATTCATTAGGTTGGGCAGGCGTGCTACCGACAGGTCTGCGAGCATTTTGCCCCTCCTCTACGATAGTTTTCAATCCTAATGATTTGCCATAGTTCACCAAGTCTTTTTCATAGTTAGGATTCAAAGCTACTAATGCAATTTTTTGCAATTTCGCGACATCTGGAATCAATTTGCTTGGATCTGCCTCTTGCGGATTAACAGCTATTGCCCTTTGCCATTTTTCTGAATCTAAAGCTACTGCCATCAAAGTTTCAGGTTTATCAACAGTGAAGTTAAATTTACCATTATCGCCTAAATCAATAGCAACTCTCTTGCTTTCCATTAGGTTTTTAGTGGCTTCATGTTCCTTGAAAAATTGAAGTGCTTGTTGAACTTGCTGCGCTTGTTGAGCTTGCATTTCTTGCTGTTCTGCCATCCTATTCTGAGTATCAATCGCCTCTTGCGATCTAGCCACATCTGGAATCTGAAAAGCCTTCTGTTCTACAATTCTTTTTTGTCTTATTAATTCAGCATCAGCTTCTAATTGGATTAAACCAACCTCTTTATCTTCTTCAGATGCATATTCTGATAATTTATACTTTGCTTGGTATAATTTCTCAATCTTATCATCTGCTAAATGAGGGTATTGCAACTTTAATTCATCAAGAACTAAATCTTGGTGATTCACTGTTTCCCAATCAAATGCCTTTGCTTCTAAATATTTGTAAGCATCTCCTCCATTCTTTCTAAATTCTGCAAATTCAGCTACAAAATCATCATAACCCAATTCCTTTAGAATATCTTTTGGATTTGCCTTTTTTAATTCTTCTTTCCAATCTATAATGTTTGCTGCGGCTTCGCCTTCTTCACCTTCATTACTTTCACCATCAAATGATGGCATAGAAAAAGATGCTTGATTTTCTTCTAGTGGAGCTTGCTCGCCTTGAACCTGATCATTACCTTGTTCTACTTGTGCTTCAACCGGCTCTGCCTCTACGGGTGCAGGTGCAAAGGATTGTGCTTCGTATTCTTCCGGTGTTGGGATGCCAGAACTAACCTTATAGGTTGGTCTAGCTGGTTCTTGTTGTTGTTCTTGTTGTCCGTTTTGTTCTTCTGTCATATAGTTGATTTTCGTTTACGAAATTATGTAAAATTAATTAAAAAAATAAATTTAATTAATTAATGTGCTGATCAAATTCTAAAAGCTCTTTAGTGTATTCAGCAACTTTATACTTAGCTAATAAATCTCCGTAATGACCTACTGCTTTTACTTGAATCGTAACAAATTGCTGTAAGAAAATACCAACCGCGCAATCTTCTTCTTCAGCTTGCTTATAAAGCTCTTTGTACATATTTAATACATCTAGTTCTGTTTCGTAGCCAATTTCTAATGCATCGCCAATTGATTCAACCTTATCCTTCATTGCTTCAATTTCAGGCAAGCTGGCGCAATCGCCCATATCATTCATAAAGTCAACGATAATTTGGTAATGCGTCAATTCTTCCGCACTTTCTTCTAAAAAATATTTCTGACTGCCAAAGTAACCTAATCTTTGCAATTGGTTAGCTAAATGCTTCCAAAGGTTAGATTGATATAATTCCATTTGAAGTGCCTCTTGCAAACCTTTTCTCAAATTTGCTGACAATAAAGACTTTACCATTTTATTTTTCTGTTTTTGGTGTTTGTAATTGTTTCTTTTCGCTTACTACTATTCTAGCGTCTGCTTGTATTCTTTGAGCAATAACTTTTGCTTCTTTTTGAATTTCGGCTTCTTGAATATCTTTATCCTTCTTGCCCATTTGGATAATATAATCCCATTGCTTTTCTGCATTGATACGAGCAACATCGACTTCTAATTGAGTTTGCAATGTAACACGCTTCTCTTGCTCTGCGACCTGAACTGCCATAGCATTACCTTGAGATGCTTCTTGAATTTTTTGTAATTCAAATTCTTGTAATTTCTCTCTGCGCTTTTTAATTCTATAAGCTAGAATCATAGATGCCATTTTTAAATTTTTGGTACTCATTACCAATATCTTATCTTCTGGCTCTATCAATCCTTGACTATCTCTTATGTTTAATTCTTGAATTAACTGTTGTCTTTCAAAATCAGATGGCACATCTTCAATAAAGATACCGAACTCATGAATTGAAATATCAGGATTAATTTGGAAAAATTTAACAGTTTCTTCACCTAATGATCTAGCGTAACCTTCTACCTTTCCTAATTTAACTGCAATTTGAACTTTGCTAACAATAGCGTCTGCTAAATCTTGGATTAATTGCTTATCTGCAAAACTTAATAGATACAAAGCATTGTTTGTACTTTCCATTGCTGCGTTTGCAACCGGAACTAATGTTTTAGCGTTTGGAGTAGATCCATCTGTTAATTCATTTAATCCAGATACTTGGCGCATCATATCCAAAGTGTTTTGTAACTCTTGATATAGTTGACCAAACACCGCCAATTGACCTGATGCTTCAATAGATACAGGCTTGTAATTAGGGTTTTGACTTAGCAAGTCTGTTGATCTGTAAGGAACAACAAAGTTTGAGAAAATAAAATCCATAACTTTTGTTGGGTTCATTTTTTCTCCACCACCACCAAAGTCAACCCCTTCAAGCGCATTTAAGTCTATGTTAATTAAATAAGGGATTAACTTATTTGACATATTTTGTAATTTGAACCAAGTAAGACTAGCTTTATCTTCAAGTGGAATCAATCTTTCAGTAATTCCAGCAAAGCGCATTTTATAAAAATTCCAAGAATAAAGCTGAATATTCAATTTAGTATCCCACCAAGATGATGGCTTTCTAATTTGATTCTCTGACATACCCCAATCATACATATAGTCTGTTTGGATAAGCCACTTGCACTTATAAACTACTTTACGAGTAACCGGCATAAAGATAGGTTCTGCTTGACCTTTCATGCTAAAATCGATCATGTTAGGTATAGTACCCATTTTATCAATTACGCCTTCTTTAGTTACAGATAGTTTAGTTGCGTCTTGATATTTTGTCTTTCCAAATCTTACATTACCTCTATTGTCTACTTCTTCTTTGTAAGTATAATCATTCCAAGATAAAAATTCAAAATCTAAAACAAGTACTTTAAATCTATTCCAATATTTAGAATAATCAGTGCCATACATAAAGTTCGATGGATTACCAAAACGACCTGCTACGCTTTGTACGATTTGATTCATTTGCTCTACCGTAAACCATGGCGCAAGATCTCCTACATATACTTCTCTAACTTCTCCCCAATGTACTAAATCTGAAAAATCATTTTTAGCACAATAAGATAACACCATGTTTTCAGGGTTAATCTCTCTTAATTTTACTTGACCATTTTCATCAATATATTCTGTATAACCGCCCATTCCAAAATCAAAAAGATTTTCTATTGTGCGTTTTCTTTTTTCATCAAATTTATTTTGATACATAGCTAAAGATGCTGCCATCTCTGCTTCCATAGACATCACGTGCTTATATCCAAATTGCTCCTCCATCTTCAATTGCTCTAGATCTTGTGCTTCACCCGGCTGAGGCGCTAACACTGGGCTATTAAGTAATTCTTGATTGCCTGCTTTTTGCGCTGCTTCTCTCATTAAAATCTTTACCTTCATTTCGGTAAAGTAATTATCTTCTTCGCTTTTAGCAATTGGATCTACTGCAAATGCATTTATCGCATATCTTCTTTGAACTAATTTTGATATTGCTATCTCTCTAAACTTTGTTAAAAAAGATGGCGGAGTCCAATCAATGTTCAACCAAGTTTTATCTTGTTGCTCATCTACGTTTAAAAGTTTTTTATATTTAGTTGTACTTTGTCTACCTAATGCATATTCTCTAATTTCGTTCATTTTGGATTGACCAAAATTTAACATATTGTTAGGAACATACCCTCTTGAATCACCCCACGCAGCTTTGCAGTATTGTAATATCCAATCATAAGATTTCTCTCTTGGATCTATTTGTTGATTTGGATACGTATTTGTCGCCTGTTGCATTATATAAATCTTATTGATGTATTATTTAATGTCCTTCCTTTCAATCTATTTTTTAATTGGCTATATGTCATATTTTTAGCATCTGCTGCATCTTTCATGCAATAATAAAAAATGCCAGTTTCCATATCTATAACACACTTTTTTCTAGAACTTTCTGATCTATATTTTTTATTCCAATAACCTTCACCCTTTTTTTGCAAAACGAGCAAATTGTTGTCAATTGCATGACGATTGTTTTCTTTCCTCGTATTCCACTCTAAATTGATTACCGTATTATTTATTTTATTACCATCAATATGGTTAACCTCTAATTTATTCTGCGGATTTTCTATAAAATGTTTAGCAACTATTCTATGCAATTTAAATGTTTTTGGGATACCTTGACTGTATAATGTTACATGATAATATCCTTTTTTAGTCAAATTGGGTTTTAAGATTTTATTAATACTTCTTACATTACCTAAGTTACTAACTTGATAAGATTCTTCATAACCAACAATATCTTTCCAAACTTCTTGCATATTTTAACCAAAATTAATTAAAAGTAAATAAAAAAAACAAATTAAATTATATTAATTAATTTAATATAATTTTCTGCCTTCCAATAAACTATCATAATTCATTTCCATTTTTGTGTTATATGAAAATCCGTTGTATTGAATAGCGATAAAAGGATCGGAAACCACATACTTGCCCAAGCCCCCTAGCGCACGGTCTATATGCTCATCTAAAGGCGTATTTAGGTATGTATCGTAAAACTTGCTGTTGACTATGTAGCAATGGAATCCGGTAAAATTATCTACTGTTTGATCTTCACGAATCTCCCCAATGTATATACCACTTAAATATATATCAAAATCTAATGGCTTATTTCTTAAAAAGTACGAAAAACTATCCGGATTGGTAAAGTGAACGTCATCCTCCATTATGCATATTTCAGGCAAACCTGTGTCTTTGGCATACTGAACGCACTGCTTATGGGCTAAATTAATTGCCCTTTTAACTGAATGAGAATCATATACGGCAGGGAAAAAAGAAAAGTCTTTGATGCCCTGCTCTTTAAATTCGTTCATTAACCTGTCAAATCGATCACTAGCATCAAAATTATGAATTACCGCTATCTTCATTTAGCTTCTGTATTATGTTGTTTAATGCGCCTTGGTAAGTATAATACTTATTGTATATTTCTTTAATCTTTAGTTGCTTTTCAACTATATCTATACTTGGGATACTGTTTAAAATTGGGACTATCCTATGAGCATCTTCGGCTTTTATGATTACCCCATAATCTTCAAAATTAGCATCAAAGCAATTAACAAACTCATCGCTGATGTAAACAGGTATAGTTTCGTATTGGAGGCACTCAGCGATTCTAAAGCTATTTAAACCATACCCTCTAGGGCATAATCCGAATATAGACTTACTAATAATGCCACAAAACCTATTTACATCGTGCTGCTCTTGAGATATGTAATAATCCGCGTTTTGAATATTAAACACATAATTTCTTATTGGGTGAGTATTGGTGCCAACAAAAGAAGCAAAAATTGTTTTTTTACCATTCCACTTAAAACTGTGTGGCATACAAAGCAAAGGTATTTCTACCCCTTCTTTCTTGCTCATATTAAATACCAAAATATCTAAATCTTTAAAGTCAACCAAAACCCCATCATCATATTGGCAAATAGTCCAATATTGCTGATTTCTCGGTAACGCATCTACATAGTCTTGCAGGCTTTTTCTAGCTACTGGATCATTCCCGTAGTTGTTATTTACATGATACGATGTCCAATGGATTCTTAAATATGCCCTGCCATTAAACTCTGGTATAAATCTATTTGAAACCCATTCTTCAAAAATGGTATAATTTTCAAAAGGATAAACCGTGTTTATGGTAGGCATAAACTCCTTCGGTACGTCTATCATATATTATATTTTCTTACATAAAGCGCGTCAGTCCATGTATCTGCAACCCAACTACCCGTTTCAACTCTTTCAAAACCTCGTTGCAGCATAAAATAATCTAAATCATCAATTAACATACATCCCTTATATGTTTCTTTCATATTAACTTCTAACAATGCATAATCTATATTTTTAATCAAATCCCCCATACCCTCAATAGCCAAATGCTCTGCTCCTTGGAGGTCTACATTCAAAAAGTTGACATTCGTAAAATCACATTTTTCAAGTAATTTATCTGCTCTGATTGTTTTCATTGCAATCTGTTCTATGTAATGTACTTCTGGATGGATAAGTATATGGGTACCAAGCTCTAGCATTGATGAACTCTGGCTTTCGTTATTAGATACATTAAAAACAATTTCTTCACCATTAACATTACTCAAACAAGCATTAAATGCTTTTTGTTTTTTATATGGCGCAATATTTTCAATTAACTTTTCATAAACAGATGGTATTGCTTCAACCCAATATACATCCCCTTTACAATAGTTATCGTATTCATTTTTTTCTTGACCATAAGATGCACCAAGATGCAACACCCCTTTTATATCCAACTTATGCTTATTGACTAGATAGTCAAATGATATCATCATATACTTTTGCTTTTATGTTTATTAACTTCTAATTCAACCCAATTATATAATTTAACCATGCCTTCCTCAAGCGGCTTTGTTGGACGCCACCCTGTTACCTTTTCTACCAATTCATTGTTTGAATTTCTACCTCTAACGCCTAATGCATTTGATTCAACATTTTTAATTGTTAAAGTTTTGCCTGAAATTTTAATAACCATTTTAGCCAAGTCATTAATTGATATCATTTCATCTGAGCCAATATTAACAGGATAGACATAATCTGATTGCATCAATGCTTTTACACCATCCAAACATTCGTCAATGAATAAAAAACTACGCTGTTGTAAACCATCACCAAATATTTCAATTTCTCCGCCATCTTTTGCTTCTGCTACTTTCCTACATACTGCTGCTGGAGCTTTTTCTCTGCCGTCTTTGTAAGTACATTCAGGTGAAAATATGTTATGGAAACGACCAATTCTTACATCTAAATTTTTGTTTCTTCTGAAAGAATCATAAATCTGTTCTGATAATAGCTTCTCAATGCCGTAGACACTATCTGGTTTACCATCCCAAGCTGAATCTTCTTTTAATGATGCGCTATCTAATGACTCTTGCAATCTTTCGCTATAAGCACAAGCGCTTGATGAAAAAAATAATTTTTTAACTCCGTATTCTGATGCAGCCTTTGCCACATTTAAATTAATCATTGTTGAATCATATATAATATCTGCATCGTTAACCCCTGTAAATACATACAAAGCGCCTCCCATATCGGCAGCTAATTGATACACCTCATCAAACGCATTAACATTATCATGCCATGTTGTTTGCTGGGGATTCCATAAAGCCTTTGATACATTTGATGGATTACGCAAATCTAAAATAAATGCTTCATCTGCTTCAGACTTTGAAAATTCAGGTTGTTTAACATCTACTGATCTCACCCAATAGCCTTCGCTTTTTAATCTTTTTACTAATTGCATTCCGATCATCCCATGACCGCCTAATACACAAGCTGTTTTCATATTAAAATTTATTTAGTTTTAAATACCATTGTTTTTTAAACCACCATAATCCCCATCCGTTAGCAGTTTCTTCTGAATGTAAAACTTTTTCTGTTTCAAATTCTCTATCTGCAATATCTGCTCTAGTAAATGTTTTTGGCACAATTTGACTTACTGCTCTATTTACTTCGTCTGCATTAAAATCATGGCCTGCAAGTATGCCTTCGTCTTTTACTTTATTATACCATTCAATTACCTCTTGTTTTGTTTCTTTGTATGTGTGTGATGAATCAATGTAAACAAAATCTAAAAAACCATCATTAAACATTTTAGCACAATCTAAACTTGCATAAGGCATTACTTCTATATAATCACCCAAACCACTTTTTATAATGTTTTCGTATATGGTTTTCATTTGAAAAAAACCACCGTAGCCCATATTGTCTATTGCATAAATTTTAAAATCTTTACCCAAGTTTTTTAATTCTTGTGCTAAATATATAACACTATCGCCATTTGCAACACCGACTTCTGCTAGTCGTGCGTTGTTGGGTAACTCTTTTGCAATTCTTTGATAGAAATGCTGAAAATCAAACATAATTAAATCATTCATAATTTTATCCATTCAGGTTTAACAATATCGCTAGTGTCTAATCCGCACCATCCCTCACTAAACCAAAATTGCGGAAAGATTACTTTTTTATCTTCATTTTTATTTAAATACGCACCCCACCAAGAGAATGTAGATGGTGAACATATTTGATGCTCACACCAGCTCATTTCTACAAGATCGGATTGCTCGTCTGTATTTCCAGAATATTCACAATCGCTTCTATGCGCAAACGCTTCCATACACCAAGAAATGTCATCAGAAAAGAATTTAAACTTATAATCAGGAAACATACTCATGGCTTTTTCATACCATTCTATCGTTACCTCCGGATGCTTATCTCTTAATGTAACGTAATCGCCGCGTCTTACATGGACAGAAACATAGCCATCCATTTTTTTATATGGGAAATTTAACAAGTAAATTATTTCATTACGATAGTTGTCAAAATATTTAGCTGTCTGCCTGTAACCTTCAATAATTATATTCTTGTCTTTCCAAGATGGATTGTATGGTAATTCTTCGTAAGAATGTTTTGTTTCCCATAAGTGAACTTTTTCAAGTCCGGGATTATAGCTATCATTAATTAAATGCGAGCAATAGATGGGGTTCCATTTTGGGTTGCTAGTTTCATTTGGAACGGTAAAATTTAAGTCATGCTGTAACGCATAAGCCATAGCCGTAGCGCATTCAAACATCCAGTTGCCGAGGCGGCCCGCATTATTAAAAGTTACCATGTTAAATATGTTTCCAGATTTTATTATTAATTACATCAAGTACATTCGTTTTGCTTATGCTATATTCTTTTGCCAAAATTGTTGAAGAATATTTACCAGATTTGTGTTTCTGTCTAATTTCTAAAACTTTAATATTATTTAATTTTGACTTACCATGAAATTCGCCCCTATTATCAATCTTATTTTTTAAAGTATCACTTATTTTCTTTTTATTTTCTTCAGTTCTAACCTTCCCAATATTCATTTTACCCATCTTAATAGCTTGCTCAGAGGTTCTATATTTTGCAAAAATTTCATCAAGGTGCTTAGGCATTTTTTTACCTAAATTAGATTTTCTTAAAGCCTCTCTAGTTGAATCCGGCATCTTTTTGCCTATCTTTTTTGCAGTTAGTTTGTCAATAAGCTCTTTGGACATTTTGCCTCCATAATTACCTCCATCTCTTAAATTAAACAATTTGATATTTGCAGACTTGTAAAAATCAATATATAGTATTTCGTATTCATTCAAAACGTCTTGATCTATGTCAATAGGCAACATATGCAAAATTTCAAATTCATGATTTTCATACCCATGTTTTTTAAAAGAATTTTTTAAAAACTGGTTTTTGCAAGACGACTTGTGTTGTCTAAATCTAGCGCTTATATTAGTACTTTGCCCAATATAAACGTTTTTAGATGGAGATGTTATTTTATAAATACCCTGCATAGGGGATAAAGTTAATTAATTTAATTTAATTCCCTAATTTTTTCTATTAATTTTTCTCTAAAATCTCCTGTTCTTTGCACATTGTTTATGTAATGCGATTGATCATGGACTAAGTGATTATATCTTAACCCGTCAACTATGTGGATTGTTCGCCCTGACATTAGCCAATTGTAATTCTGAAACAAGCTATCGCTAGTAACCGGATCTATTTCCGCATCCCATACCTCGCAATAAGAATGTTTATTTACAAAATAGTTCATGCAGTTTAAGCAAGTTTCAAACATTGGCTTGTCTATATACTCGGATAGGTTATCCTTGGTTACAAATAGGTTAGCGTATTCTGTGTAATTAAACATTGGCATTGCCCAATCTGGTGCTAATACCGTGTCCTTATCCCACTCTTGCTCATATATTTTATCCAAATAGTCAGTGTCTATCTCATTGTCAGAATCAAGTATAATGCAATAGTCTGTTGTTGATAGGCTTATAGCCACATACTTGTTTGCATAACAATCTCTGTTGCTTAGATTTCTAAATAGTTTAACCTTCTTTAGCTTATCACATTCTTGCTTTAATTGGTTATAAATAGGTAAATCACTCATATCATCCACTATTACAATATTTTTAACACGAGGATCGTCATATACCTTACTAAAACTTTTTAATGTCATTTCTACCCTATTCCAAGTTGGGATACATATACATATTTCTCTCATAAATTTCCTAGTTTTTGATAATATCTTTGTTCTATAAATGGTTGCCAGTCAATAAAGGTATTGCCTATATCTGATACGCCCGGCCTTTGAGTGCATAAAAGTGGATAAGTAATGTAAGTTGTGCCATGACATTGTATCTTATTTACAATACAATTGTCTATCGGTGCTTCTAAAACTGCCATTAATATCTCCTTCATTCCATGCAATGATATAGCCCAAGCATGAGTGGCATATGCGTTTTCTACTAATAAAAGGTTAGGTGAGGCTCTCAACTTAAACCCCGTAGTGCATTGCGCCCCAAGATAAAGTATATCCCATATAAGAGGTAATTGCTTTACAACTTCATTCATTGTATCGTTAGGGTTACCACAAGAGTCAACAAACATAGCGTCATCTTCAAATATCAAGACTGACTCCCATTCGTTCTTTATCGCTTCTCTAAATATCTTCTCTACTGTAATGCGCAAGCCTTCTGCTCCATTTTCATGCTTTGTGGCGTTAATCAATTCGTATGGAATATCCCATTTGTAAAGCTGCTCTGCAATCTCTATTAGCCTATCTGTCCTTTCCGGCAAGTTTATGACAAATATTTTAGTAAAAAAGTTAGTCCAAGACATTACGCTAGTTTAGTTTGTGGGAAAAAGTCAGTCAGTTTGAATTTGGCTTCCGGTTTTTTAAAGTTTGCTCTTTTATAATAATCTGCAAATAAAGTCCATCCGCCTCCCATTACTAAGTCAGATACCTCTGTTTCGTTTACATTAAACTTAATCAATCCATCATATTTATCGTCTATTAATTCTGGGTATATTATCTTTCCTTCCTTACCATGCGTCAAAATGTATTGCTCCCAAAGGTTTACCATTAGGGCTTTATTGTCCGCATTAGGGTCTACCCCATAATTTGATTTTTCTGGCAATCTTATCAGAAACGCTTCGCAATAATTGTCAACAAAAAACTTTCGCAATCCGCCATCCATTTTCGCCTCTATTAGCATTTGGCCTCCATAAGCAAAGCATTGCAGTACCATATCCATATGGAAAAGCTCTACCATCTTAGGTCTTGCGTGGTATTTGGAAACAAACATCATATTATAAACAGGATCGTTTATGCCTATATCATACCTATTCAAAACTAAGCTAGTTGCCTTTGAACCTTCTCCATGTTCAACAACCGAGTTTTGGAATGGATCGCATCCCATAATAAACTGTACTGGATTTTTAGGTAAAAATAAATTACCCCTTCTTGTGTATGTTTCGCCCTTTGTTATCTTAAAATTCTTGGCTCTAGTCCATCTTGCTGCTTCTTTGCTAGTCGTTTCCCATACTGCTTCTGTAAATGGCACGCCGTCTTTCCAAGTCCAATTGCCATATTCAAGCACCTCTTTCTCATTAATCTTTGCTATTTCATAAAGATCGTTAAGCAATACCGCATCAAAATGACAATTGGTATTTCTAAGCATGAACATTTCCCTTTCATCAAAAGGGTTCATTCTTATCTCCTCCTCTAATTGAACGGCTTCTAATTGCTTACGCTTGGCTAATAAGTATTCTTTAGCTCCCAACCTAACATCTTCTTCATTTAAATCGCCTGCACCAACGTAATTATCAACTAAATATTTATATTGTTCTTCTGTTGGTGGCCCGATTACACTCATGCCATATCGATCAATAAAGCCTAGATAACCATCATACGCGGGCGAGAAGTACTTAACCAAACGATTTGGCGTCTTGGGATATTTCAAATGATCGGCAGCATCCCATACTATCTTAAACTCCTCACCCCCGCTAGTCATACTGTTCGAGGTTGATGGACATTCAATAAATCCTACCCTCTTGGCACCTTTTACCAATGTTTTACTTACAATAGATAAGAATGTCGAGAATGGCGTTTCTTTTGCCCATTTTCCGCCTTCATCAAATAAACCACGACTAAGACGACCAGAGTCATAAGAGTTCAAGGAAGGCGCACGATAATCAATTCTAGACCTATGTCCGGTATCATTATCTATTGCATTACCCTTTGTGCCTCTAATGTCTACTGACTTATGGGCAAATACAAGTTCGCTTACACTGTCTTTGTTGTTTAATTGCTTGGGCTTTAGGAATACCGGTAGTTGTCTGTAACCAAAAGAAATCATATTGGTAAAGGCCGCCTTAGCATCTATTTGCGTTTTACTTGTCAAACCACAAAAGCTATTCTTATAGAAAATACACTCGTAAACTATATTTGATGTCGCTTGGGATGTCGCACCCTCACGGCGTTTCTTGCCTCGGACTACGCCTAAGCACCAAGGAGTCTTTTCCCAATGGTCTAGAAACAAAAAGTACCTTCTATCTGCATCCCTAAAATCACCATAGATATCGTCCTCTAGCTTCCACCATTGAAGGTAAAAATAATGCTTACCTGTAATGTATGTGGCTTTACCATTGTTGTAAAACCAAAAGCCTTTCTTGCATCTGTCTACTTCTCTTGTAGCAAAAGCTGCCTGTTGTGCATCAAGCAAAGCGTTGCCTTCCTTATCGTATTCTACCGATTGAAAAATATTAGGCAGTTCTTTTCTTCTCCAATACTGTTCGGCAGCATCAGATTCACCCCAATCTTCTATTTCAGTATCACATTCAGGTAGGGTAATATTAGTTCCGTATATGCTTATTACTTCAGCCATTATCTTCTAGATTCAGCTATACTTTCTACGAATGGCTTTTTGACTACGTCTTTTTGCTCATCGCCAGTAACACCGGCAGATATGCCTAAGTCTTTAATTGCTGTTGACAAAGCAGAGCTATCATTCCAAATAGCTTTTAACCTTTCAAAAGTCTTGTCTTTTGGATCTTCTAAAAGCAAATGGGATAAGTTAGTCTTATTAAGCAAATCAGCCATTTCATTTGCCTTTCTATTCAAAGCGTAAAACAACTTGGCAGCCCCGTTCTGTTCATATAGGGCTACCTTTTGTCTTAATTCTTCTAATGTTTCCATTTAGATAGTTTTAGTTAATACAAATATATAAACTATCTTCTTAACATCCTTCTTTTACGTTCAATCAATCTTTCCATAGCCGTTTTTTTCTTTTTACCAAAAACTGCTTCTTTAGCTTCTTTAGTTGCTTCGGATTTAGCTGTCGAAATCTGCTTACCAGCCTCATTTGCTTCTAATGATACAAAAGGAACTGGATTTGGTGAATCTGTAATCACATAGCCATTATAAAGGTCAGTTAGCTTTTCTGCGATTAATCTATCTCTTTCTTTTACAAATTTATCAAATTGCTCTTTGGTTGCTATTTCTTTGGTAGATGGATTTTTTAATTCAAAAGAATAATATGTATCATCTGTTCTAGCATGCTTTTTAATAACATCCTCCAATGGCTGCTTCGCTTGATTAAATTGCTTTTCGGTACCAACCTTAATACCAGTTATAGCTGGCAACCCTTTTGTAATTAATCCCCATGTACCATCATCTTCTAAATATGTTTTTAAATCTTTTAATGCTAAAGGAGTTACTGCGTCTTTTGCAACATCCTCAAAACTTAAAGGCTGCCCATCAAAACCCTCTCTGAAAGCCAAATCAAGTGCAAGGCCATAAGCGGGTGCCATTTTACCCCTAAAAAATTTAAAGGTTTCTGTTTTAAAGTCAGCTCTCATTTTTTCATCCCCTATATATCTTACACCCATCAACATAAGTATTATATATCTTACAACAGAAGTAAATCTGCCATATGGGTTCCACGACTCACCAGTTGACAATTGCTTTAGTTGACCAAATGTTACACTTCTTGGATCATAATCAACCTCAAAATCATCATCCAAAGCAATAGCTGCCATAATTAAATAAGGAACAGTAATTGCTATGGCCATTTTACTAATAGCTACTTTTCTTAATTCAGGAGATAAACTAGCGTAATAACCTTTTCTACCTAATGCCCAATTATATGCATCACCTATACCTAATAAATTTAATGTAGAACTAATCATCTTTGGGGCCCACATTAATGATGATAAAGTTTTCAATTTACCAGTTTTAAATTCTTCGGCCATTTCGCCTCTAGAGGTCAATTCATTTGCCGTCCTTGCAGCATCTTTGAATTCTTTTTCATGAGTTTCAATAGTTTTACCTTGTGCTTCTAAATGACTTACGCTTTCTAAGAATAATTTTAATCTTACATAGTTTCCGGCTGAAATTGCAATTCTTTCAAAAGGAGCTTTAATTATTGTAGCTAAAGAATATTTTTTTCCTTTTATTTCTACGCTTCTTTCTAAAAAATCTGTTCCACCTAATTGTTCTTCTCTTAAACTTTCTCTTAAAGTTTGTGGATCTAAAATATCTAAACCAGAAACCTCAATTAGATTTGCAAGCTCTTTGTTTTCAAAGATTTGTACTATTTCTCTCTTAAATCTACCTTCATTAAAAATTACTTTTCTTTGCTCATTCAATACTTTAGGCAATAATAATGGGTTTTGCCACATTGCGGGGCCTAATTGAATAAATATAAAGGAGTTATCGGCAGTAGCTTTAATTGCAGATAAAGTATTTTTAAACTCAGGCCCCCATCTTTTCACTAGCTTATCCCTAAATGTCAAACCTTTTAGTTCATCTTTAGCTAAAGAAACTTCAAATTCATGTTTTTTATCCGACAATTCCCTTACGGATTGAATATAAGCCTCGTATTCTTTAGGATATTTCTTTCTAAATTCAGGATTTTCTAAAAATGATGGGGCTTTTATTGCTTTCTCAAAATCTCCTTTTTGAATTTTCTCATCAATTTCTTTGATTTTTTCAAGATTCTTTTCTTTTAAAGAATTGATTTTTGATAAATCATAAAAACCAACTTCTTTCTTTAAATCTCTTAATTCATTTCTTAACTGAGTAATTCTTTGATTTTGTTCAATTTTCGCCTTTTCATTAGTTGGCATATTGCCAGCCATGATATCTTCAATCTTAGCGATTAATTCAGCTTCTTTTTTTAATTCAGCTTTCTTTAATTGCAATTGGGTTAATAATGGCTTTTCTTTTTTATACCTTCCTGCAATAACATCAAATATATCCTTTTCAGATAATCCATCTATTTCATTTCTTAAATCAACATAAATGCGACTTACTATTTCCTTTAAATCATCAACACCTTCTTCTATATAAGAAGCCATTAATTTGCTAACATCCGGTGCGATTGCAACAAGTTGTTGAGCTTTTTTTGTTGGAACAGGAAACGGCAATGCCATTAAAACATCACTAGGCTTGTCTTTATCTTTCCATTTTTGCTTAATAGATTCTATAATAGATTTTCTATCTGCCTTATAGTCTTTTGTTTTTTGGTAAGGCTTTCTCTTTGCTTTTTCTTCTTTAAATACAGTTTCAGCAAGTAATTGAGCATTAAGCTCGTCATTAATTTCTAATTTTGCTTCTACATCTTCCTCTTTCTTTTTAATTTCTTCGTATTGCTTTTCTACTTGCTTTCTTTGTTTTTCCGTAAGCTCGTCAACATTATTAGCTTCCATTTTAGATATTACAAAGTCTGCAAGTGTTTGTCTTGGTTCTGTAACATCAGCTAAAGATCTTAATTGTCTACCCAATTGAGAATTTACTATATCGTTTAATTGAGTATATCTTATTAATTTTTTCTCTAATTCTGGAGTAGGGTTAGCGTCATAATCACTTTTTAATTTTGCTACATAAATCTTTCTTATTTGATTTTCTTCAGGACTTGGCGAGTAACCTTTTTCAATCTTGTCAAGCAGCTTCTCTACATTATACCCTCTTTTAATCATCTTTATGGCCTTATTAGTCCACTCCTCAAATGATTGCTTTTCTCTTTGGTACTCTGGTAAGCCTAGCATTTGCCTTCTTTCTTCATTTGCGGCAATTGTTATCGCCCCTTGCCACTCCTTCTCAACATCTTCGGTTGGTGTTGCTTCACCTTCTCCGGCAGCTTCATCCCCTTCGACTCTTGGTTCCACTCGTTTACGTTCACCCCTTCTTTCTCCAATTTTGCGCGGTTGGCTTGGAAGAACCTCCTCTGCGCTTCGCTTTTGTATGGCATCTTTTATATTTTTAAGTGTTTGTAAATCATAATCTGCTTTGATTAACTTAATCATGTCATCTACCTCAAAATCATCTATTGCTCTTTTGTTGGCCTCTCCTCTTACTTTGCCTTTTACAAATTCTTTCTTTTTCTTCATCGATCTTGCAGCTTGGAACTGGTCTAGGTCGTTCTCTACTCCCAATATTTCTTTAACAGCCATTTTAGAAAATTCTTCAAAAGTAAGATTTTGAAATTCTTCTTCTGTTAAATCTTTAAATCCTGTTAAGCTCTTTATCTTAGTCCATAATGTCTTTAACCAATCTTTAAATGATTCTTTCTTAGACTCTACAACAAATTGCGCACCTTTATCCCCAATAGCCATTGCTAGCGCTTCGTTTTTAAAATAATCTGTCTTTTCAGCATCAGTCATGTTTCCTGCTTGCTGTTGGTAAAACTTACTATCTTTTACCTTTTTTAAATATGGAGAACCTTCAACTAACTCCACCCCTTTTGCATAAATCTTAGGATCGTTTGTTTTTGTCCATTCTACCCAGATATGGCCTGCTTCATGTATTGGAGTATTTGGGTTTAATTTCTCCCCATTTAAATACATTTTGTTTTTATAAGTAAATCCAAGAATCCCACTATCTGACATAAAGTTAATTCTTTCATCATTGACAGCATAAGCTCCTGTATTCTTTTCAGCAGATTTTATTTGACTTGGCTCAAACGCAACAAATATGTCATCTACATCTGCTCCGTCTTTTATGTTTTTAAATAAAACACCATCGTTACCTTTTAATTTAGCTTCTTCAATATGAGAGTTCAATCCTCCATCTTCTTCAATATCTTTATAATCAAACTCATAAGGATTTTTAATGTTTAAAAATAAACTTAAAACTTTTGGTTCTTTGTCATTTTTCTTTTTCCATATTTCTTCGATTTCTTTGTATCTAGCATTAGCTACTTTATCAAGTTTTTCTTCATTGCCATTTTCAACATTAATTTCTCTAGCTTTTTTGTATACCATATCTGGCACAATACGACTATTTCTAACCGACTCGATAAGATTATCTATACCGCCCGGAATATCTTTAAGTTTATCATCTTTTTTTAAATTTTCAATGATCTTATTCATCCCGTCATCATTCTCTTTCTGCCATCTCAAAACTTCATTACTAACAACATTGGATATATCCTTTTTAATAGCAGATATTCTATCTTCATATTTGTCAATGATTATTTGTATGTCTTTAGATGGACTCATTGTAATGCCCATAAAATCCATATTATTCATGCCTGTATATGCCTCTGACGTTTTTTTATCCCCAGCAAAAAAGAACCCAGCATATGCCGATTCGGCTAGCCAATTTTTTGAACCTAATTTTTCTTTACTAAACGCATCAAATTTCTCATTTGTTCCATGATAAACTATTCTTGGCTCTCCGTTTTTGTCTACTACTTTAGATGCATCTTTAGGATTGTTTTCCCAATCTCCAAACCAATTTTTAAATTCTTTAGTTCTAACGGACACCCATTGTTCTTCATTTAAATTAGACTTTTTCCCGTTAGGGGCTTTCATAAAAGTTCCATCTTGCTTTGCCTTATCTATTATCTTTTGTTTTTCTATCCCTATGCCTAAATCAGCATAAGGTTCTGCCATAAATTTGGTAAACTTATCTACGTCTTTATTTTCGATCTTAGCTTTTTTGCTTCTATTGTAAATATCTCTAAATTCAGGATCGCTTAAAGGTTTTTGCCCCTTAAATTTATCAAGCATTCTTATACCGCCAAAAGACCCCCCATCTAAATGCAATGGCTGTCCATCCTTTAATCCCCAATTTCTCTTAGCCTTAAAGTCATTCCACAATAGATCGTAATTAAATATATCTGACATCTCATATTCTTCAATTACTTCTTGCAATTCTGGATTATGCTGATCAAAGTCTTTTTGAGAAAACTTTTGTATTCTATTTAAAAGATTATTTAATTTATCAAATCCTTTTGTTGCTTTTAATGGAGGATCTATCTTTTCAACTACAACATAATTCAATCCTCTTTCAAATGATTCAGGGATAATAGACCCTGACAAATAATAATCACCTTCATAAATATTTTGCTCTAATCCTCTTGGTGTTTTTGCAACTTTTAATACTTTACCATCACCAAGATCAAATACCACTCTATCGCTACCTGCTCCTATTTGTTTTAATTTAGGAATATCAAATCTTTCTCTAGCCACCTGATCTGTGTCATATCTATATGCAACTGGCATATCGTTTGTGCCTCTAAAACCTGCTTCAATTTGATATTTAACATCTTCTCTAATATCTTTTAACTTTGCCTCCAAGGCTTTTGAGTCTTTTGCCACAAATGGCTTCTGAGCATCCTTTCCAAACATCTTTTTCAATGCGTTACCAATTCTGCCAATAACTCCACTTGTTACTTCTGCTGGAGCTGCCTCTTTAGTTGCTGTATATTTATTATAAGCATCATCTATTGTTTGTCTTAGTTTCTTGGTGTTGTATCCAAGTTCTTTAGCAATAGCTTTTTTAATTTCAGATAAAGACGTAGTTCCATCGTCAATATAGTCTTTTACTATATCTTGCATTTGGGCTACTTCTTCTGTTGTTGGTTCTTCTACTGCGAATGGTGGTTCTTCCATTCCTTCAATATCCATATCTTCTTCAAATGGAACAAAACCACCTTCAAATTGAGTTGATGCAATTTCTTCTCCTCCTTCTTCTTCAATACCCCTTCTTTCTTCAAATGCTAATTGTTGTTCTTCTAAAGTCTGACCGCCTTTAGTTCCCTTTTGATATTCTATTAATGCTTTTGCTGCATCTGCTCTAGTTGGGTATTCCGAAATCAATGCTTCTAATTCGTCTTTTATTACATCAGTAGTTATATCTTCAAATCCTTCAGGCAAATTCTTCCAAATATCATTTACAGCTTCATTTAATGTTTTAATGCCTTCTCCTTTTACGTCTTTCTCAGCAACATAATCTCTTTTTGCTATTTCTTCAGGAGTAACTTCTTTTACATTCAATCTTGCTCGTCTGCCTCCAAATAAATCTTTAATTGAATCCCAATCAATCACATCTGGACTTTGGTTCATCCATGATAAAGCAAACCCTCTTGCATCTGTTGGAGCAATTTTTGCAGCTTCCTGTCTATTAACTCTTTTTTGAGCAGCATTTACGCCACTTACTGAAACTTCTTTAGGCTGTGGAGCAAACTTAGTTTTAAACGCTTCTAATTTAGACTTAACCTCTGGCTTTGCCTTTTCAACTGGTGCAACTTCTTCAGTAACTACTGTTTCTGCAACTTCTGGAGCCACGTTAGCTTCTGGCATAATAACAGAAGGGGCTTTGCCTTGTTGTTGTGGGCCTACTACTGTTGTTTCTGCTGCAATATTCTCATCTGGCATAATAACAGCAGCGCCTTTGCTTGGCTCTACTACTTCAGGAGCTACGTTTTCTTCTGGCATTACAACAGCAGGTTTTGTTTCTTCTGCCTTTGCTTTTAACGCCTTTTCAATTTCCGTCTTGTTATTTTCGTAGAATTGTAAATCTTCAGGAGTTTCCATTCTTTCACCTTCTACAATTCTATTTACAAATTGGTCAAATTGTTGCTTTTCTTTTACTTTATCTTCATCACGAATAGACGTAGCTAAATCATAAGTTTCCTTATTTATAGGCGTTTCATTGCCTTCAGAATCTACCTTAAAGTACATTCCTTTTTTCTCTTTATATTGAACCTTTTTGCCACTTACAATGCCTTCTAAATAATCATTTGTTTCGTCTATCTTAGCTTGAATTAAATCAATTTGATCTTGCTTTTCTTTTTTAAATACAGGATCTAAATCAGTTAATTCTTCATATGCTTGTTGTTTTTTTATATTTAAAGCCTCTCTTTGTTCAATACCTCCAATAATCTTATATTTATCTTGAGGGGTTACTGTTGACGGTATTTTGCTAGCTATGTCTGCATATTGTTTTGCTGTAATATTTGCAGCTTGCGCTTCTTCTGGAGTTATATTTCCTTCTTCAACTTGTTTGTTTATTTCACTTTGAATAGTATTAACATCCTTTTCGTTTGCGATTTCCTCCCTAATTGCTTTTTTTGTATTTTGAAATGAGCCTACAAATCCGCCACCAATAGCTCCGGGGCCGGTTGCCATTACAGCAGAATTAATCATATTTTTACCTAAATTAGCAATTATATCTTCTTCATTAAAAACATCTGTTTTTGAAATTTTATTTGTTAATAATTTAACTCCTTCTGCTGCACCTGTTTGCAATGCTTCTGTGCCGGGTTCTACCGCTGCTCCGGTTGCAGCTTTGATTCCAATTCTTTTTGCTTTAGAAGCCATAGAACTAGCCAATCTTATTGCTTCTTTTTCTACATCTTCAGCAGTTGCCTTAACACCTTTTGCAACAAATTTATCTACTATTTCATTGGCAATTTTTTGTTTTGCAGCTTTGCCTAATCCTGTATTTTTTAATATTAAATCTAAAGAAACTTTTTCTAAAGCGTATTGAGCTGCTGCTTGCGTAAATATATAAGCCGCTTTCTGCCCATCATTTAATTTATTACCTTTATCTGTTTCATAAATTTCATTTGATGCATCACTAATTGACTGAGGTATATATGTAGCCCCAGCAGTGTACGCCCCCATTATAAAACTTAATAATTGTCCCGGAGTTTGAAAAGCCATTGATGTTACATCTTTAGCATCAACTCCACTAAAAATTGAAGATGGTTTTTCTTTTCCTTTATTTTTTACTAAAATTTCATTATATTTTTTTAATTGAATAGGAGTTAATTTTTCCGGATCAATCATTGTCAACGTTAGTGCATCTTCTCTGGACATTTGATTTTCCTTCTGCACAGGTGTAACATCAAATTCTTTTGCTTGCTCTTGCTCGTATTCTTTTGATGATTTTTCAGATCTTAATTTATCAAAAAAAGATTCAGTTGATTTTTGAAATTCTCTTGCAGATGCAAGACGAGTAACCATAGTTTCTGGCCTACCCCCCAACACAGATTCCGCCAAATATGCACTTCCTCCTGCAAGTGTTGATATAGGTCTAACAAAATTGTTATACATCCCAGCAAACCAATTATTATCTTTTTGTGTATCTTTCTTTACAGCAGAAGCTATTGGGCTTTGAGCCATAGCTAAACCTTGTTGAAACTTATCTTGAGATGGTAATGGTGTAACCGAAGATCCTAAAGGTGTAGGTTCTTTTTTTTTTACATCCTCTGTCAAATATTTATCCCACTTGTTCTGCTGACCATCATTTACAGCATATTTATCCCACTTACCTGATTGATTATTTTCTGCCATCTTATCCTCTTTTTGCATTTGGGTTATCTTTTAAAAATTCCTTTACATCGCCACTAGGTATCATATATTTCTTTCCATTTAAAATATATAAAACAGGCTTTTGATTAGATAAATCATCTTTACCTCCTAAAATCTTTCTTTCCATCTTTACATCTTGACCAGTTATTTTCTGGTACAAGTTAGCGATTTTATAGTTTTTATTTGGATCTGTTGGACTTATTTTTTCTCTTAAAACTTCTTCTTTAGCAGGAATTCCGTCAATCATAGGATAATACTCAAAACTCATTCCCCCATCTGGAGCAATCTTTAAATCCTTAAACTCATATTTACCTCCTGCGCCAGCAAATAGCTTTCTAGCTTCTCCGATAGCAGAATTAATATTCTTACTATCAACAGCAGATGTAAAATTCTTAACCCAATTCAATCCCTCTAATCCTTTTTCTTCTTTAGGTATATTGACATTAGTATCTGATTTTACCTTTCTTTCCTTGCTTGTAAAACCGCTTACATTCTTTTGGGTTATATAATCATAAAGTGCATTTTTTTGGGCATTATACTTTTCAACAGGTGTAAAATTTTTGTATGTAGGAAACTTTTGCTTTGCTAGTGCAATAACATTTGTTTTGCCAATTGGATCGTCTGCAAAATTATTATATACATCATCAGGAACTACTTTAAAATCAAGTCCTGTTAATTTTTTTATTTCAGGAATGATTTCTGACTTAACCCTTGTTTCGGGTACAAATCCTTTTGGCAAATAATCTCCCTCTATATATCCTTCTGGTAATACTGCTTCAGCAAAAAATGGAACTTTACCTTCAAATGGAACAAAATCTTTTGAAGAACCTACTGCCAAATTCATTTCTTTTACAGATTTTGGGCTTACTACTTGCTTTTCTAAATCGCTTATATCTGTTAAATAATCACTTAAGTTATCCGGATCTAATAAGTTAGTAGCAAATTCAGATTGCTGAACCTCTAGTGGATTTTTAAATGAAACTCCATCTTCTATTCTTCTATTAACTACATCTTTTCTATAATCTCGCAATAACCTTGGCGCATCTAATTTTGGCATTATCTGCTTCAAATTTTTTAGTTCATTTTCAAAATTTTCGCCTTCCGCTTTTAATGCGTTCATTCCTTGTGCAGTAGAAGCTATTTCTTTATTAATTCCCTCAAAAATATCAGCATCATTAACTTTACCCTGCCTTGCAAGGTCTATATATTTTTTTCTTATTTCAAAAGCATTTTTATTTCCAATAGCATTTGCTACATCATTTGCGGTTTGATATTTTGACAAATCAGAAAGCTCTTGAATAGTTTGCATTTTTCTATACAATTGGGCTTCATCTCTTTCTGCTTTTCTTTCAGCAATTTCTTGTTGACGCATTTGCATTTGAGCAAGATTTTCACCTTGTCTTTGCACTTGTTCGGTTGCAGATTGAAGTGCTTGTCCCGGAGCTTGAAACACATTTGGAAGCGATACCGCGTAACTACCTAAATTTCCGTTTGCCATTTGTTATTAATTTGAAAAATTTAAACCGTATGGATTACCCATCATTCTATTTACTTGCTTTTGAGACATACTAGATCCGGAAGGACTTGGCGTTGGCGTTGGCATCGGGATTGATTGCTTTGGAATATTCATCCCCATAAGCGCTTTGTTATAATCTTGTGCATTTTGATAATTACCATATTGCATTGCCCCGCCAGCAATGTCGCTAGCTGCGCCAAATATATTACCAATACCAGATTGACGTAATGCGTTTTGTGCATTTGCATCAAATTGGAATTTCATCATTTTATTTTGTTGCACTTTATCTCCTTCTCCAATAGACATAGCATATGCTCTACTTAAATTATCAAACATACCCATTTTTTGCTGACCTTCTTGTGCTGCAAGATTTGATAACGCTGCATTAGTTGCACCTTGAGTTCCAGCACCCAATGCCAATAATGTTGCGGCATCTGTTGCGCCTCTTTGTCCTGCTGCTAACTGATTTGCTTGAGCTGCTTGAATATTAGCTTGAGCTTGACTCATGCCCGGCGTTCTTCCATAAAACAATTGTTGAGCTGCGCCTAGATTTTGTCTAGCTAAAGGATTCTCTTTGTATTCTGCAAATTGAGGATTTAATTGGTTGGCCTTGTTCATTTGGCTCATACCAAATATGCCCTTGCCTAGCGCACCCACGCCGCTTGCTATAAGGCCTATTGTCATTGGATCTATCATACTGATAATTTATTTAAAATTAATACTTTTATTGATTACCTAAAATAAAATTTTGACCTCTTGAAAGGTTAAATCCTACATCTACAAAATTAACATAAATTATTGAGTCGTAAGACTGCCATTCAGCCATAATTTGAGGAATTTGAGAAAGAATCACATCCCCGTTTAACATTTTCTGATCTGGCGTACCTGTGGCATTTGGCGATAGTCTATCTCTCAAAAACCTTCCATAATATATTCCCTCTTGGCTAATGAACTCTGATTCTGTCAAATCTGTAATTTGTGTGTTTGGAAGTGTAGTATATAAAACCGTATAGTCTGGGGCTTGGTTACCCTCAACTACCAATTCTGCCATATCTTTTAACCCGCTTAACGGCTTATTAACTACCCAACAAATCCTAACAGGGTATTGAGTGCCAAACCAAGTGTTCCACGTGGAAGTATTAGTATTAAACTCATACAAAGCCCCGTTTTTAAAGCCAAACATCCTGTTTTCAAAATATTCGTATTGTTCAGCTATAAACTGATAGTCGCTTTTCCATTGATTGTCCTGTAAATGAAAAACCACTGTTTTAGACAAGTTATCAGATATATCAAATCTATTTATAATAGAACTTGCGTATGCTGGTACGGTTGGGTAACTAGGCAATGTGTCTGCATAGTTCTCATAAATCAAGCCCGGCAATGATATTCCAAACTCTTTGTGGAATGGATCAATGTAGGTTGGGATATGATGAAATCCGTTTATATTATCTAGGTTATTAGAATTAGCTGCTAAATAACCTTTTGCATAATTTTTAAATAGTCTTTCCATTTTGAAAGAACTAATTGGGAATACGCCATTTGAGCTATACTGAGCTATTTGGCCGTTATTAAGATCATACCAAAATATAACCCCAAGATACTCAACTACCGTTTCTGGCTGTGTTGTGCCTAGCATACCCTTTAATACATTAATTGTGCCTATTACAGCCACATCTTGAGCTAAGAACGCATTTTGAGATGCTCCAACTACCTGAACCTCACCAAGATAACAAGATGCCGTTTGAAACGATCCAATAGCTAACATGATAACCCCTTGCTCTGTTGTTTTAGATGCAAGTTGCAATTTTTGTATGCTACCCATACCAAGTGGCACTGTTTTAAAGTTTAAAACCTCAAACGTACTTAATCCATTATTCGATGTTCCAGTAGTAAACACATTAGAATATCTAATTTCATATTCATTTCTAGCCTGCCCTAAGCTAGTTATAAAATTAGGCCATCCAGAATTTGTATTCCAATATTGCCATGCTCTGTCGAATGGCGACATATTTTCAGTAAAATAATTTGTACTTGCAGCATCGACTCTTTGTAGAATATAAACATCCCCTATTAATTGTCCGCTTGTGGTACTATATTCTCTATTTGATGCGGTAGGATTATCTATTGAATAAACTTGACTCACCTCATAATAAGGCTCTTGAGTAGAACTTTTTTTAGGAGTATATAATTCTATTATTTTATAATCGGAAGTAGAAACTGTACCAAAATCAAAGGCTTCTACTAATACAAATTCACCATCTTGACCTAATACTTGAACATTATAACTTTCGCTTGTGCCTGTAATTCTGCACATATCGCCTTCTTTATAATTATACCCTAAACCAACAGATGTTAAACTTGAAATATTTAAACCAATCGCAAAAATGCCTATTGAATATGTATTACCATAAGTATATCCACCTCCAGAAGCAATGTCTTGCTTTGTTGCGTATTGAATACCATTTGTAGCTATTTGTACAAAATCAGATTGTATTAAATTTTTAGTTTGAACTATTTGATAATAATATGCCCAATCAGGTATTTCATTTTCAGCATTTGCATTACTTAATGTCCAATTTAAATATTGAATAAAAGAAGTTTGATCTTCTGTTAAATTAGGTAATGTGTAATTAATTACCTTGTCAACTACGCCAGATCTTCTTCTAAATCTATCATAAAATACAATAGATATATTGTATGTAGCACTGCTTTTGAATACTGTTTGCGCACTAAAAGCAGTTACATCATTATCAATAGTAACATAATAAGATGGAGTTGATCCAGAAGTGAATGTATATGTAGGATTACCAAAAAAAGGATAATACCAATCATAATTTGTATTTGCAGGGTTATAATTTGCAGCATACCACATTAAAAAATTACCCTCATTTGCAAATTCACCATCTGCATCAGACAAATCCAATGTTGCGGGAAATGAATTATAATAACTATTTTTATAGGCATTATAGTAGTAAACAGTATTCACCTCTCCAGCAGCGTAAAGATACCCTACAACCTCCGACCTTACATCTCCTGTATCATATTTATTTCTAATAGCAATGCTATATGTTTTAACAACTGCTACAAAGCTATTACTTGATGGAGTAGTTGACGTAGTAGATGAAATAGCTAAACTTGTATTTAATGGAGTATCATAGCCCGCTAAATTATTTGCTAAAAATAACCTAGCTGTTGCTGTTTCTAATGTTGTACTTTTTAATGGAACTAAATCATATGGAATAGAAGATTCACTTGAACTCAAAGGAACGCCAACTACATCATTATAAAAATCAAATTCAAGTTGATTTGTTCCTTCGTTATGTTCAAATATTGCTAAAGCGTCATCCGGATTATTTCTATCAAATGTTTTTACAATATAAATAACATTAGTAACAACATCCTTAGCGCAAATATTTATTTTTTCAATTTCGCTTTCTATATATTCAGAAAAAGGTACACTGCACGCTATATAATTATTTGTTTCGCCCGGCGTATTAAAATTCATTAAATTACTAAAAGCAGATAGTCTAGATCTTTCATTATCTACAAAATCATAAAAATAACACATTTGAAATGCAGAATTTTCAATAAAATTATTATCAAAACTTGCATCTTCGGCTTTATTTACATTTAATGCATAATAAGGCGGACGTCTAATTATTGTAAAAGTAGTATATGGGATGCCGCCAGATGGAATTTCATACGCAGTTTCATTTGTATTATATCCAGCTTGGTTGGTCTTAATCCCCTTATCAATATTGATTTTCTTGGGTTCGTTGTAATTGTCTGACCAATACAACACCCCATTTATTACCTTACAATTGCGATCTATTCTGTAATCTTTATTAAAATTTAATCCACCTTCTATTTGGCTGTCATATATTACTGCATAAACTTGATTTGCAACCATGTCATAACAATAAATACCATGATCTCCCATTGTATTATAAACAAACCACGCCATTCGTTGATTTTCTATATCTATACAGCTACCAATTGTAATATTTGATCCATATGGAGGATATTTGGATTGAGGTATTGAAGTTGTACCCGGCACACCCTCGACACGATTATTTCTACCGTATTGAGTAACACCGACTCTGCCGTTCATTACTCTCAAATATTGAGCATCTTCAATTAAGTGTAAACTATCGTCTTGATTTGCTCCTCCTGTAAAAATCTTTTTGTTTCTGATCATTTCAATTATGATTTTGGTGCGCCCATTGTATTTTTCTGAACTATTCTTTTAATCTTCTCTACACTCCAATCTGATTTTCTAGCTCTTAATATTTTTCTCTCTTTAATATAATAATTTTCAGCTAATTGCCTTTCTCCCATATTGTAAGTTCTGTTATGAGCTTTCATTTGGTATTCAATATAAGCCTGAATTGTTCTAATAGCATATGGATCTATTTGAGATGCAGCGTCTGCTGATTGACCATCAGAAACATATTGTAAAACAATATTTTCTACATAAAATTTTTGATCTAACTGAATTTGGTTTCTTTCTTTAAATACTTGAAACGTATCCTCTTGGTACCCTGCTCCTAAACCAAAAAATCTACCAATGTTTTCTCCATAATCGTTATACCTTACTGTAAACCATTGAGCATATGGCAAAGCTCCGTAATAAAGTTGATTTTCATTAGATCCGGGTGGCACCACATTGTCAGTCCACTCTTGCTCCGAGAAATTTTGATTTACATCTAAACTAATCAATGGGTTTAATGTACTTGTAGGCACTAGAGGTCTTATTCTTTGACCAATCATAACCCCAACAGTTACATAATCTTGATAATCTTCTGGTAGTTCTGCTGCATTAGTTTTTTGATTAACTGGCAATATCTTTGTGTTAATTACTCTTAAATCATCAAAAGTAATTTCACGCAAGCAATCTGCCGCATATACCATAAACTGCATATACCAATGAAGTGGGTATCCCTTTTTAAGTAAATAGTTTTTTACTATAAAATCTAAACTAGCTGTTGTCATCTTTAATTAGTTTTGCTTTGTAATTCACTATAACTGTTTACAATTCCTGTTTCTGGAACTATTGGAGCAAATTTAGCGAATACTTTTTCTATAATTTCTTCTTCCATATTAGCTGGTATTGGCAATGGATCTGTGTTTGAATATAATGATATATCCATAACAACTAAATACATATTTACCTCTGATACATCAAGAAGTGTAATATCTTTTGAAAATATAACCTCATTCTTTCTTACCTCATAATAAACGCTTCCTAAAAGGTCATTTAATAATTTGTCCGCCTTTAATAATGCGCCCTGACCTAATGGAACAGGCACAAAATCAATATCGCTTGTATTTACTACTCTATAAATGCCCATGTTTCTTGGTAAGGAAATTGGAACTATCGGCAATTCTGCCTTTGCTCTATCACCATACGAAGTAACCGGAATATTTTCGTAAAACGCCACCATTAAATTGTCTGGTATTGTTTCGCCGGTTGGTAATACTGCGCTGTAATATTGCGTTTGAAACATGGTATTAATAACCTGCTCAATTGCCTTTACTACATCTTCCATTTGAACAGATTGAGCTACATCTCTGTAACCTCCTGCTAATCTTAGCAAAACCTGCTCGGCCATTAAAAATTTAGTACTATTAGCCATTTTTATTTAGTTTCTTGTGTTTGTAATTG